GTAAAAACTCAGGGTTCACAGGGTCCTAGTTTGCCTGATGGTGATAAGGGTGATGTAACAGTATCTAATAATGGAACAGCAATCAGTATAAATAATAATGCGATAACAAGTGGCAAGATAGCTGATGGAGCGATAGTAAATGCGGATATAAATGCAAGTGCTGCGATTGATCTAACAAAACTTGCCACAGGTGCATTACCTACAGCTATAACTGTCACAAGTGCAAACATATCTGACCTTAGTATTGTTAATGCCGATATAAATGCTAGTGCTGCTATACAGGGAACAAAGATTTCTCCTGATTTTGGATCTCAAAATATAGTTACAACAGGAACTTTAAGTTCTGACAATATAACCATATCTGGTACACACCCAATTTTATTTTTAACAGATACGAGTAATAATCCTGATTTTGAAGTAAAAAATCAAAATGGTAAATTTGTTATAAGAGATGCAACTAATGCTGCAAATAGATTAAATATAAATTCAGACGGACACATTGATTTAAAAACTAATGTAGATTGCGAAGCTGGGCTTGACGTGACAGGAGATATCACAGTAACAGGAACTGTTGATGGTCGTGACGTAGCTGCTGACGGAACTAAATTAGATACCGTAGAAACAAA